CCTATGGCGCTGCACCTCGTGCCAGGCACGGGGAGCGCGCTCGTGCCCTCCGGCAGGCACCGCAAGCGTAAGCCGAAGGTGATGATCTGCTGCCACGTCTGCGGGGGGCAGGAGGTCGTCGAGTCGCGCATCGGGGCCACGATGAGCGCGACGCGCCGCGCCAGCGGCGGGACCAAGAGCTGGTTGTGCCTGTTCTGCCTGATGCGGGGCAGGAGGATTCCGTTGCTGTGAGGGAGATCGCGGTGGTGGTCGCGGTGACGCTTGTCGCCGCGCTTGTCGCGCTGCCCGGCTACTTCGAACACAAGAACCGCGCGGCACCCGCCGCGTGCACCTGCTCGGCCTGCGGAAGCGCGCCGGGCGCCCCGGGGCGGACGCCCCTTTTGCTGACGGGCGGACGCCCGCGATAGAGGAACCTGAAAATGCCGTTCAAGTACGACGACCAAGGAGCACTGGTGACGCAGGAGGCGGAGGTGGGCGGGAAGAAGCTCCTGCTCCCCGTCTTCGTCCACGCCGACGGCAAGGAGACGGCGTTCGAGCCCGACCAGACCGTCGGCCGCATCAAGGCCCTCAACGCCGAGGCGCAGGGGCACCGCGAGGCGAAGGAGCGCGCGGAAAGCACGCTGAAGGCCTTCACCGACTCCGGCCTCACCAGCGAGGCTGCGAAGGCGGCGGCCGAGGCGCTGCAGAAGATCAAGGACATCGATGACGGCAAGCTCATCGCGGCGGGCAAGGTGGAGGAGATTCGCACCGCAGCGCAGCGTGCCGCGGAGCAGAACTTCGCCGCCCAGAAAAACGCCTACGAGCAGCAGATCGCGACGAACGCGAAGGAGCTGGAGCGCCTCACCACTGCCCTGCACACGGAGATCGTGGGCGGGAGCTTCGGGCGCTCGAAGTTCATCGCCGACAAGCTCGCCATCCCCGCCGACATGGCGCAGGCGTTCTTCGGCCGGCACTTCAAGGTGGAGGAGGGGAAGCTCGTCGCCTACGACGGCGCCGGGCAGAAGATCGGCTCGCGGCTGCGTCCCGGCGACCTGAACCCCGACTTCGACGAGGCGCTCGAGATCCTCGTCGACACCTACCCCAACAAGGCCAGCATCCTCAAGGGCAGCGGCGCCGCTGGCGGCGGCGCGCCCCAGGGCGGCGGCGCTGGTGGGGGCAATGGCAAGACGATCCGGCGCTCCGAGTGGGAGCGCATCGGTGATCCCGCGGAGCGGGCGAAGGTGCTGCAGGAGAAGCAGCTGGTCGACGGCTGACGCGCCGCGCGACCCCCCAGCTGCTCCACGCTTCGGCTCCTTCGCTCGTCCCACGAGGACGGCATTGAAGGAGTGCACGGGCAGCCCTGCTCGACGCGCGGCAACCTACGCCGCGGCGGCAGGCGAAGCGATCAGCGCGCCCACGGCCCAGGCGCGCAAACCAGAAGCGGGTGGAATACCGCCGGAGAGCGTAACCGGCACCCTGCACACAACCTATTAACCACAACCGCAGGCGCCGCCGATGCAGCGAGCGCCGCACACTTCCTAGCCTGATGCTGCGGATGCGGCAGGGGCGCACCGGGGCTGGATGGCCCTCAAGGACGCACGGTCGCCGAAGGGTTCGAGGCAACAGAGCATCTCGGCCGCCGACCTGCTACCAATCCCCTTCAACAGCTAATGAAAGGCAGGCCACCACCATGGCAAATACCCTCACCGACCTCATTCCCGACGTCTACTCCTCGCTCGACGTCGTGTCGCGCGAGCTCGTCGGCTTCATCCCCGCGGTGACCCGCGACCCGACCACGGAGCGCGCGGCCGTCAACCAGACGGTCCGCAGCTTCGTCGCGCCGGCCGCGACCGCCACCGACATCACGCCGGGGGTCACGCCGCCCGACGACGGCGACCAGACCATCGGCAACGTCGAACTGACGATCACCAAGGCGCGCCGCGTGCCGTTCCGCTGGAACGGCGAGCAGTCGCGCGGTGTCAGCAACGGCGGCCCCGGCGCTGCCGCGATCCGCAACATGCAGCTCATGCAGGCGATCCGCACGCTCACGAACGAAATGGAGGCGGATCTCGCCGCCCTGCACATCGCCGCTTCGCGCGCCTACGGCACGGCGGGCACCACGCCCTTCGCGTCGACGCTCGACGGCACGGCGCAGGTGCGCAAGATCCTGTCCGACAACGGCGCGCCGCTCAGCGACCTGCAAATGGTCATCGACACGTCGGCGGGCGCGAAGCTCCGCACTCTCGGCCAGCTCACCAAGGCGAACGAGGCGGGCGACAACTCGCTGCTCCGCCAGGGCGTGCTGCTCGACCTGCACAACTTCCAGCTCCGCGAGTCGGGGCAAGTGAAGACGAGCACGGCGGGCACCGGCGCCAGCGCGACGACGAACACCGCTGGCTACGCCATCGGCGCCACCGTCATCACGCTCGCCTCCGCGGGCACCGGCACCATCGTGGCGGGCGACGTCATCACCTTCGCTGGCGACACCAATCAGTACGTCGTGGCGTCTGGGGATGCGGACGTCAGCAACGGTGGCACGATCACGCTGGCCGCCCCTGGCCTGCGCAAGGCGCTCGCCGCGTCGGCCATCGCCATCACGGTGGTCGCGGCTGCGGCTCGCAACATGGGCTTCGCGCGCTCGGCCCTCGTGCTGGCGACGCGGGTGCCCGCGCTGCCCGACGGTGGCGACTCGGCGCTCGACCGGACGCTGGTGACGGACCCGCGCTCGGGCATGACGTTCGAGCTCGCGATGTACGCCCAGTACCGCCAGATGCAGTACGAGCTGTCGGCGGCGTGGGGGGGCAAGGTCGTCAAGACCGAGCACCTCGCGCTGCTGCTGGGCTGATAGGGCCGCCGCAGCCATCCCTTGCGCCGAGAGGCGCGCACAACCCCTCCGGGGCCCCTAAGAGGGCCCCGGGGGCCACCCCAGGCCCCCACAACCTCGCGGGGGCGCAGACGGAAGGAGAAAGCAGAGATGGAAGCCGAGAACAAGCCGAACCCGCTGGAGTTCCTCCAGCTCGCCAACCGCGCCGACTCCGGCGCCAAGCAGCACGGAGTCGACTCCGTCGCCACGGTGCGCGTGAAGGCCTCTCACCCCAGCCAGGGTGAGTTCATCGTCATCAACGAGGATGACTACGACCCCGAGCGGCACGAGCTGTACGAGGGCGACGCGCCGCGCCGCCGCGCTGTCAGCGCCCCCGCACCGCAGCCCACCAAGGCCGCCAAGCCCGGCCGTCGCTAAAGCGGCCCGTCGCCGCGCGCGGCTCCGCGTTGTGTCCCCGTCCTCCCCACCGCCAGCAACCCAGAGATAGGAAGCAGCAGACATGGCAACCTACAACAAGTTCCAGGACTACGCGGAGCAGCTCGCGAAGGCGAAGCACGACTGGTCGGCGCACACCTTCAAGGTTGCGCTCACCAACTCCGCCCCCGTCGCCACCAACACCGTCCTCGCCGACATCACGCAGATCGCCGCGAGCGGCGGCTACACGGCCGGCGCCGGCGGGGGCTACGCGCTCGACTCCGTGACCCTCACGGAGAGCTCGGGGACGGCGAAGGTCACCATCGCCGATGAGGTCATCACGGCGTCGGGCGGCAGCGTGGGCCCCTTCCGCTACCTCGTCATCTACAACGACACCCAGACGTCGCCCGCGGATGCGCTGGTGATGTGGTACGACTACGGGGCCAACATCACGCTAGCGGATGGCGAATCGCTCACCGTCGACTTCGACGCCACGAACGGCTTCTGGCAGCTGGTCTAAACGGCGCACGAGCCCCCTGTAAGGAGCAACCACACCATGACCCAAGACACGACCCGCGATCCGCTGCTCGACAGCCTCGAGCAGACCCGCGCCGCGCTGCGCGGCCGCATGGCGGCGCTGCGCGCTCAGATCAACGACCTGATGGCGCCCACGCGGTCCCTGCGCGCGGAGCTGGAGACGAAGATGCAGGCGCAGTTCGCGTTGGCCGGGCAGATCGACGCGCTCAACGCGCGCATCGACGCCCACGAGCAACCCCACCTCCACCAGCTCAAGACGAAGCTCGCGGAGGTCGCGCGGCTGGAGATCGACACCAACGCGCAGATCAAGCGCATGACGGGCGCGTGAGGCGGGTATGGCGCGCTACTCCATCGCCGGCCGCTCGACCATCGCGGGCACCGCGGTTCGCGCCCTCGCGTCGCTCTACGCCGCAGCGGGCAGCGGCTTCAAGCTGCGCGAGGTCGGCGTCTTCAACACGACGAGCACGGCGCTCGCCATCGCGCTCGTGCGCCTGACGGCAACCGGCACGCAGGGCGCGGGGCTCACGGAGGCCGAGTATGACCAGGACGCTCCGGCGCCCGCCGCGACGGGCTTCGCCGGGCACACGGCCGATGCCACGGTCGGGCAGGTGCTCCGGCAGGCTGCGCTCGGCGCTGCGGTCGGCTCGGGCGTGATCTTCACCTTCGGCGATACCGGCATCGTGGTGCCCGCCGGAACGTCCGGCGGCGTCGGCATCATCGTGCCAACCGGCGCCGGTCAAGTCTGCGACTACTACTTCGACTGGGACGAGTAGGCGATGGCGATCACGGCGACCGCGCTGACCGGCGACAGCGACGGCACGACGGGATCGAGCGCCACCACGGCCAGCGTCTCGCCCGGCGCCAACCGGCTGCAACTGCTGCACGTCCAGGCGCACCCGGCGGGCGGGCCAGGCTACGCGACGGTGACCGGCTGCGGGCTGACGTGGGTCAGCGTCGATCAGCACAACTACGACGGCGGCGGCGGCGACACGCAGATGCTGTATCGCGCGTTGGGGGCGTCGCCGTCATCGGGCGCGCTGACGATCGACTTCGGCGGCGGCAACGACCAGCTGGAAATCTGCTGGTCGCTGGTCGAGTTCGATGGCGTCGACACGAGCGGCACGGATGGCAGCGGCGCCATCGTGCAGGCCGTCAAGGCAGACGGCACGGGCACAGCGCCGGCTGCCACGCTGGCGGCCTTTGGTGATGCCGGTAACGCCACCTATGGGGCTGTCGTCAGCGGATCGGCTGGGTATCCGCTGGCGGGCGGCTCGGGCTTCACCGAGGTGCACAACTTTCAGGGGCCGACGGTCGGCCTGTTGACGCTCTCCGAGTGGCGCAACGACAACGACACGTCGGTAGACGCCTCGGCCGGCGCATCGACGGTGTGGGGGATGATCGCCGTCGAGCTGAAGGCAGCAGCAAGCGGGCCGGTGCCGCGCATCGTGCACCCGGTCACGTCGGCGAGGTTCTGAGCCGTGGCCATCTCCTACGTGGGCGGGGCCGCTGGCACCAACACCGCGACACTGCCGGCCTTCCAGTCCGGCGACATCGCCATCGTCTTCGCGTTCCGCGACGGCTCGGCGACGAACCCGAGCGTCCCGGCAGGCTGGACCAACATCAGCAACACTACGGACGGCACATCGTGCTCGATGTCGATCGGCTGGCGGCGGTTGGTCGTCGGCGACACCACTGTCGGCACATGGACCAACGCATCGCGCACAGTGGTCGGCGTGTACCGCGGATGCGAGCCGTTCATCACGCCGCGCGGCGGTGGCGCGAACGGTGCCGGCACGACGAACACGGTTGCCTACAATGCGGTGACGATGACGCGCGGCGACGGCACAAGCTGGGTTGTCGCTGGCGTCGGCCACCGCAGCGTCGACACGACGATCGACTCGGCGGCCATCAGCGGCATGACGGCGCGCACGGGCGGCGTTAACGCGACGGCCGAGGCGCACCTCTGGGACACCAACGGCGGCGTGGCGTCGTGGGCGACGACGAACCAGACGATCACCGGCACGGCGTCGGGCTGGGTCACGCGCACGGTCGAGCTGCTCGCGCTGCCGGCGCAGGCGAACGTGTTGACGGCCAAGGCACCGCCGGTGGCAGTTGAGAGGCCGCGCTGATGGCTCAGTACCCGCGCGGGGGCAAATCGCCGCATCTGCGGGCGCGGCCGAGGGGGGTTGCGCCTGCGGGTGTCGACGAGGGCTACACCCCGCTGACCGCCGCCCAGGGTGGCTACGTGCTGACGGGTCAGGCCGCGCTGCTGAAGCGTGCGCTGCTGATAGCAGCGGCGCAGGGCAGCTACAGCATCACCGGGCAGGTTGCGCTGCTGCCTCGCGGTTACTCGTTCGTCGCCGCGCAAGGCAGCTACAGCATCGGCGGACAGGACGTTGCGTTTCGCCGCGCCCTGGTGCTCGCGGCGGCGCAGGGCAGCTACTCGGTCACGGGACTGGCGGCCGGCATGCTGCGCGCCGTTCGCATGGTCGCCGCGCAAGGCAGCTACAGCACCACGGGGCAGGCTGTTGCGCTCGTCCGCGGCTACTCCCTCGTAGCCGCGCAGGGCGGCTATTCGCACTCGGGGCAGGCAGCGGCGCTGAGGCGCGCGGTGCTGATGGCGGCGGCGCAGGGCGCCTACGCGCTCGGGGGCCAGTCGGCTGCCTTTGTGCGCGCGTTGCGCCTTCCCGCCACGCAGGGCAGCTACTCTGTCACAGGACAGGACGCGGCGCTGCTGGCAGGGAACTCGATGGCGGCCGCGCAAGGCGGCTACGCGCTGACGGGCCAGGCCGCCGCGCTGCCCGCCGCGCTGCGCCTCGCCTCGGGCCTCGGCAGCTACTCCGTCACCGGGCAGGACTCCGGGCTCCACCGCGCTGTCCTTGTGACCGCCGCGCAAGGGGCCTACGCGCTGACCGGACAGGACGCGGGCTTCGCGACCACCAATAGCTACAGCATGCCCGCAGCGCAGGGCGGCTACGCGCTGACCGGGCAGGCGGCCGCGTTCCGACGCGCGCAGCGGCTTGTGGCGCCGCAGGGCAGCTACGCTGTCAGCGGGGCCCCTGCGGCGATGAGGTTGGCTGCAAGGTTGATCGCCACCCAGGGCGGCTACGCGCTGACCGGGCGCGCCGCCGCGCTGCTGCTGGCGAGGAGGCTTGCGGCGGCGCAGGGCGCCTACGCGCTGACCGGGATGGCCGTCCTCTCGCGCTTCGTCAACACGCGCGCCTACGCGGTGCTTGGCGAAAGCAGGGGCTACGTTGTCGCGGGCGAGGATCGCGCCTACGCGGTGCTTGGCGAAAGCCGGGGCTACGTTGTCGCGGGCGAGGCCCGGGGCGCGCAGGCCTGAAGAAACGCAACACGGGAAACGAGACGATGGCCTACTGGAACGAGACCGACCCGACGAAGCCCATCGGGGTGCTCGACGTCGACGCGGAGCTGGACGTGCCGGTCACGATCACGCAGTGGTTGCAGACGGGCATGGGAGGCGCCGCTTACGCGAGCCATACTGTCACGTTCGAGGCACCGCTGGAATCGAAGGCGGTGAGCGCGCACGCGGATGGCGTCATCACCTTTCGCGTCGGCGTCAACAGCGCTCAGTACGACGCCGCGCAGCACCTGGGGAAGAAGTTCGGGGTGACCATCAGTCTCGTCGCCGACGACGGGCAGAAGGACGACCGCACCTGGCGCTTCCAGCTGCGCCAGCGCTGACACCCAAGAAAGACGGAGGCACCGACGGTATGGCACTGATCGTAGAAGACGGCACGGGGCTCGCGGCGGCCGAGAGCTACGCGAGCGCGTCTTTCGCCGATTCCTACTTCGCCGGCAGGCTCCCGGATGCGGAGTGGGTGGACAAGGACGCGGAGGAGAAGGAGCGGGCGCTGCGGCGCGCCGCTGACTACATGGTGCAGCGCTACAGGATGCGCTGGCTCGGCTACCGCGCCCAGAACGCCCAGCGCCTCGACTGGCCACGCGGCGATGTGCCCAAGCCCGACACTCCCGGCGGCTACGGCGGCTACCCCGCCTACTACGCGCACAACGTCGTGCCGGAGTTGGTGATGGAGGCGCAGTGCGAGTTGGCTGTGCGACACATCGCGGGGACCGTGCTGTCCCCCGACCTCGGCCCTCCCGTGCTCAGCAAGTCCGTGGGCCCCATCACCATCACCTACGCCGATGGTGCGCGGCAGACCACCGAATTCCGCTCCGTCGACATGATCCTCTCCCCGCTGCTCGAACCCACGGGCTCGAGCTCGATGCGGCTGGTGCGCGCGTGATGGAACCGCACCGTCCGGGCGACCTCCACGTGCTGCCCCTGGACGACCTCCGCGAGCACGAGCCGAGTCGCGAGTGCTGGTGCAACCCGCAACAGGACGAGGAGATGCCGGTCCTGTGGGTGCACAACTCGCTCGACGGGCGGGAAAAGCACGAGCGCGGCGCGCCGCTGCACTGAGGGGAGCTTGAGGCATGGCCCTCTACGACGAACTTGCCGCGACCGCCACCGAGCTGCTGCGCGAGCTGGGCGCGGCGTGCACGCTGGTCCGCAACGTGCCCCCTACCGCGGCCCAGTACGACCCGGCGACGGGAATCGCGACCGTCACCGCGCTCAGCCAGAGCGCCTACGCCGTCGTGTTCCCGTACTCCGACCGCTACATCAACGGCGACACCATCCTCGCCAGCGACCAGCAGGCGTACATGAGCACGACGGGCGTGCTGCGGCCCGCGCCCGGGGACTCGTTCGTGTGGGGCGGGGAGACGTGGCGGGTTGTGGCGAGCAAGCCCCTCGCGCCCGCGCTCGTCGCGGTGCTGTACGAGATGCAGGTCAGGAAGGGTTGAGCAGTGGCCGCAGCGCCTGGGAAGTGGTCGGTGCCGCTGGAGCAGCTGGCCGCGGTGATGCAGAAGAAGGTGGACGTCGTGGTGCGCGAGAGCACCTTCGCCATCTTCAACGCCATAGTCCTGCAGAGCCCGGTCGACACGGGCCGCTTCCGCGCGAACTGGAACATCAGCGCGAACGTGCCCAAGACGCACTATGACGAGAGCCGCACCAGCAACAGCGCGCTGCAGATGTCGCTGCAGTGGGTGCAGCGCAGCTCGCCCGTGGGCGGCGTCGTCTACATCGCCAACGGCCTGCCCTACGCGGCAGTGCTGGAGTATGGGGGCTACCCGAACCCGCCCAAGTACGGTAGTAAGAAGCGCGGGGAGGCCGGGCCGGCGATTCACGTCACCAACGGCTACTCCATGCAGGCCCCTTACGGCATGGTCAGGATCAGCGTGCTCAGGTTCCGGCGCTTCGTGCTGGATGCGATTGAGCGCGGGAGGCAGCAGGGATGAGCGAGGCGTTGATCGAGAAGGCGTTCCAGACGCTCATCAAGGACTGGGCCGCGGCGCAGAGCCCGGCGGTCCCCGTCGCCTATGAGCGCGTGCCATTCGTGCCGCCGGAGGCCGCCGCCACCGCCCCCTACGGTCGCTACGTCGCGGTCGCGGTGCGCCACGCCGACGCGCGCGCCTTCGGCTACGGGCACGGCCGCGACTATATGGGCTTCGTGCAGCTGACGGTATCCGTGGCCGAGGGGGTCGGAACCCGCTACCTGAAGGAACTCAAGGCGCAGCTCGACTCCCTCCTTCCCACCACGGCGCCCATTGTCGAAGGGGCGCTGCGGATCTGGATTACTTCGCCCCTGACATTCGGCCCGGCCATCGGGGACCCCGGCCGCTACACAGTGCCGCTGACCGTGAACTTCCGGGCCCCGGCCTTCTGATTTCCCCAACCCGCCCGACAAGGGCGATTCAACTCGTCCCTACGAAAGGCAAGGTGACACTATGGCTGTCCAACTCCCCAATGGTGCTACGATCTCCGTCGCCGCGACGATGGGCGCGCTCAAGGCAATGTCGGCGATCACGAACGCCGCCGAGGCCGTCGCGACGCTCGAGGCCTCACACGGCGTCGTCGAAAACGACATCCTCCTCGTGACCTCGGGCTGGTCGAAGCTCAACAACCGCGTGGTCCGCGCCGACTCCGTCGCCACCAACGACGTGACTCTCGAGGACATCGACACGAGCAACACCACCCGCTACCCCGCGGGCAGCGGTACGGGCTCGGTGAAGGAGGTCGCGACCTGGCAGCAGATCATCCAGGTGCTCGAGGCGTCGTCGAGCGGCGGCGAGCAGCAGTTCGCGACCTACTCCTTCCTCGAGGATGACGAGGAGCGCAACATCCCGACGAAGAAGTCGCCGGTGGTGTTCACACTGTCCGTCGCCGACGACCAGAGCCTCGCGCAGTACGTCGTGCTCAGCGCGGCCGACGAGGACCGGGTGGTGCGCGCGTGCCGCGTGGTGCTGCCGTCGGGCGCGATCATCTACTTCGCCGCCTTCGTGACGATGTCGAAGATTCCGACGCTGACGAAGGACGAGGTGATGGCGCTGCAGGTCACGCTGTCGGTCCAGTCGCAGATCACGCGCTACGCGTCGTGATCCGCCGGGCGCGCGCGGGGCGTGAGGTGCCCCGCGCGTTGCCCACCACACCACGCACGCATACACACACGGAAGAGGAGTGAGAGGTGGCAAGGAAGATTCTTACGCTGGACGTCGAGCCGACGTTCGCGCTGCGGGTGGAGATCCCGGCGCCCGGAGGCGCGGTGCAGATCGACTTCACCGCGAGGCACAGGGAGAAGGACGCGCTGGTGGAGTTTCTCGACTCCGACAAGTACCCCAACCGTCCGTGGGAGGAGCTGGTGCTGGGGATGGTCAGCGGGTGGTCGCTGCAGGAGCCGCTGACGGCGGAGAGCCTGCGCACTCTCGACCAACGCTACCACCGCGCGGGAATCCGCATCGTCCAGCGCTACTGCGAGGAGCTCGGACAGGCCGCCTCGGGAAACTGAGGGCCGTCGCCCGCGCCCTCTACCGGCGCAGCGCGGACGACGGCGAGAGGCAGGGGGCGGGGGCGCTCGCCGCCTTCGGGCTGAGGCCCGAGGACTACGAGGCCGCGCCGCCGGTCGAGGTCAGAGTGTTCCCGGAGAACTGGCAGGCGGTGCAGCTGTTCAACCTCGCCTCCACCCAGTGGCGCACGGGATTTGCCGGCCCGGTGGGACTGGATTACGCGGCCCTGCGCGCGCTGCACGCCGACGTGCTGCGCGGGTGCAGGAGGGCGCTGCGGCGCGCCGGCATCAGGCGCCAGAGCTGGGCTGACGTGCTGCCAAGACTGAGAGTGTTGGAGGACGCGGCGCTGGAGGCGATGGCGCCCGACCCCGTTCCGGAGCCGTCGACCTCGGCCCCGGCGCGCCACGTGTCGCGGCGCAGGTGAAGAAACTCTGAAGGGAAGCTCCGCGATGACAGATCAAATCTCCAACATCGGCCTCGGCGTCGACAGCAGCGGCGTCAAGCAAGCGACCAAGGACCTCAAGGACTTTGCGGCGCAGGGCGGGGCGACGGAGAAGGAGGTGAAGAAGCTGGGCAAGGCGGCGCGCGAGGCCCAGCAGGCGGCGGAGAAGCAGGCGAAGGCCGAAGCGAAGGCAATGCGTGAGCGCGCGGACGCGGCGCGCAAGCTAGGGGACACCGTCGGCACGGTGCTGCGCCGCGCGTTCATCGCGGCGGGAGCCGCAGCCGCTGGCGTGCTCATCTCCCTAGAACTGCTCGCGCGCAGCATCGGCAAGTACCAGGACCTCGCCGAGGAAACGAACAGCGATCCCGCCGGCCTCGCCTCCCTGCAGCAGGCCGCGGACGTGGCGGGGGAGAGCATCGAGGGTATTGCGAAGGCGATGGTCCGCATGACCGTCACCCTCGCCAAGACCGATGACGAGTCGAAGGGTGTCGGCAAGGCGCTCGCCGCCATCGGCATCGAGGTGAGCAAGTTCAAGCAGCTCCGCCCCGACGA